CAGTACCTGATGCATAGTATACTAGATATTTCATTTTGGCATTTCATTTACTACTAAATGAATTCTGTCTTCCTTACCTCCATTAAACACCCAATGTAGGTTTGTTGTGTCGGCTCTATACCAATGATTGTCTTTTGGTACATGATATGTTGTTCCAACAATAGGTAAATCACAATTGTCTGCCGCAGTAGGAGTAGATACAAATCCAAAGTGTGCATATATGTTTGTTTTTAAAACAAGATGATATCTAACTTCGGAATCTTGATGAATGGTAAGACTTGTTTTTGGGTCCATTTTCATAAATCTGATTCTACTTGTTTTTATTCCTAATATGTTTTCTAAGCGTTCTATTTCTTGACGAACGTAATAACTAGAATCAATACACCAGTTAACAAATTCTTTTTCAGCACCAAAGTCTCTACCAGTCAAACTTCCTATACCGTCAAACCAAGTTTGTTCTGACCCAGTTCGGTATTTCAAACTAATTTGATTTCTAAGTGGCCACTGAACATTTGTTTTTTCTAAGTCTAAAAGGACTTTGTCAGCGTCACTAACTATATCTAATTTCTTTAATAACATATATACTTTTCAATTATAGGATTGTCTAAACTGTATTTATAAGACATGATGTTTAACTCTTGTCGTATTGGTTCAAATGCTTTGACGGTTTCAAAGAATCTATTAAGATTAAATTTCCACTTTGTTTGCGGGACATGGTAAAATGTTTCTATCTTAACAAAATCAACTATTTTTTGTTTTGCTAATAACTGCAATGCTTTATGTGTTCTATGCATCTTTCCACTAGCATCGTGTGTGGTATGACTTGTTGTGATATAGAAATTTTCATATCCTTGTTCCAATCCATCTAATATAATTTCAGGCATTAACGGGGCCCAGACTAAATTTGTCATGTGCGTTTTACTAAGACCCTTGATTATACCTCTAAATCTAGGTAAAGCGGCAGCCCTAAATCCAACTCGCAAGTCATTTGAGTTAAAACTATGACTACCAGATACAGACGCTATCTCTCCGTCTATTAAAGTAGCAAAGAATGTAGGTACCTCATCCAAGTCATACTTACTATTAAACTTCATAGCACTTAAACTTGAGTTATTACTAAAACCCAAAGTACCACATTCATTACAAAATTTTTCAAGTAACTCAGTGTGTGCTTCATTTAATTTTATAACTTTTATTTCCACTTAATGTTTTCCTTTAGGAATTATCTTACCACCAGCACTTACTCTACCCGTGTAGTAATAAAGTCCACTCTCATATCTAAAACAATCACCAGTCTTAGACCATCCTTCTACATTAACAATGTCACCTCGGATTAACAATTCATCATTGACAATTTCTACATCACAGCATGTTACAGATCCTGCAATAACTCCGTTGTCTAGTATTGATAAATCGTCAGCGTAATCAAATGAATGATAAATCACCGGTGGACCTGCTTCAGTCAATCCATATATAGTCATAACTTTTCTATTGGGAGCAATCCAAAACTCTACATGATTCCTTGAAACACAGTCACTGCCTATCCAAACAAGTCTTAGATTGGGTAATGTTGGCTTGTCGTGATTTTTCATCAATATATCAGTCATCATAGGTATCACGTGTGTTACTGTTATGTTATGAGTATCTAAAAACTTTAATATATTAAAAGGATTGAAAGGTTCTATGATGATAGAACTACCCGTAAACAATCCCCCTAACGTCTGACAAGTTAAGCCGGCAGTGTGATTCATTGAGCACACTGTTAATATTCTGTCATTTGCAGTTATGTTACTGGAGTTTATTACATTTTTGACATTAGCCATTAACATTCGTTCTGGTATTACGATTGGCTTTCTGACCCCTGTACTTCCACTGCTATATAAAATTAAATTAAAACCTTCAGGTAGAACATCAGGGATGATTACTAGTTCTCTACCTTCTTTTGGTAAAACAATTATAGGTTTTTTTAAGTAAGATGCATTGATAAAATCAAACAACACATCTACCCCTGTTTCATCACAAACTAAGTTGTACTTCCTAGACAAACTCTTTTCTATTAGGTCAGAGTATGTCATTTCATTAATTGCTAGTTTATTTGGGAATTTTTCTGCAACTTGTTTAAGCGATATATAAAACATACGAATATTTATTTGCTATAGTATGGATATATTTTTTATGAGTTTTAGAGAGTCCAATGCCGAAGAGAATTGGCTAAGGACAAAAGAATTGCATCCCAAAGCAATTAGATTGCACGGCATCCAAGGGATAGACCAAATTCATTTATTGTGTAATCAATTATCAAAAACAGAATTCTTTTGGACAATTGATGGAGATAATTATCTAACCAAACCATTAACGTTTAACTACAATGATATTTTTGCTGACCTAGTTATGTTTCAAACATACGATCCATTACATGATAATACAACATTATTAGGTGGGTTAAAGTTGTGGAGAACAAACAAGTTTATCAATACAGATATGAGTAAAGGTGACTTCACCTTAAACGCTACAAAGGATAAACAAATTATTGAAGAAACATTGTCAGAGTCCCGATACAATTCAAGCCCATTCGATGCATGGAAGACTAGTTTTCGTCATTGTGTTAAATGCATGACTGTGATATTTCGTAATAGACCCGGTGCAAAGAATCTAGACCATTATACCAATCAATGGAAAAAGTGCGGAGAGATTGATAAACTGAATAGTGAGTGGGCATATAAGGGCTACTTAGACGCTAAAGAGTACAGCGAGAAATACGACAATCAATTAGACGAGTTATATAAAATAAACAACTATGATTGGTTAGAAAGTTATTTTAATGAAAAACATTCGTGAACGGTTAAAGAATAGCGATGTAAGTTATGCGGACATATCAGTATTCATACCTGATGTGATGAATGCTATGTTCAACGAGAAAGCAGCCGGTGTTTTAACCTTATGGGAAATAAGATCGGCCTTTCGTGTTAAAATGATGCAAAGTAAAGCCTGGTTGATACAGAAATTCTTAGCTGAAAACATAGACAAAAACAAACAAATATTAATTGTAGGTGGTTGGTTAGGATTTACTAGTTGGGTATTGTTTAAAAATGGCTACAATAACATAACTGAAATTGACATTGACAGTAGACTACATGACTTTTCAACTCACTTGAATAGATTTAATCATAGCTTCAATCACATAGTAACCGATATCAATGATATAAAGACAGATGCTTATGATGTAATCATTAACACAAGTTGTGAACATATTCTAGATAGTGAATGGTTTGATGATATTAAACAAGGTACAGTACTAGTGTTACAGAGTAATAACATAGACGTTCCTGACCATATAAACAAGTGCTATTCAATAGATGAAATGATAAGCAAGTATCCTATGAATAATCACTATTCAGGGGAAGTAGATTACAATGATGGGACTTCTAGGTTTATGTTGATTGGTACAAAGTAATCAATAGGTATTGCTTTGACTTGCGGTAGTGTTCATTAATTGTTTGAGTTTGTCGCCCCAAACAATTACATCTTCAATATTTTTAAAACTAGTTTTATTGTTGAAGTAATCAACATCAAAAATTAACTGAGGACATTCTTCCCAACCATAACTTCTGAGTCTAGGCTCCATTTTAACTGGATACATTTTTTGTTTTAAGAATGCTGATGTGAGTGCAGTTTGTTCATTTGGTTTAGCGTGTTCAATTTGTAATTGCATAAATCGATACGCTGATTCAAAGCTATTTGCTACATTGCTTCCTATACCGGTAATTCCTTTATCACGCATAAACTTATCATAGCAATTGTAATCTAGTCTTTGTGGACTACATATTCTAGGGCTCATAAACATCTTAACCCAAGGCCAATCTCCTCCCATAACAGGAAAAGAGTTGCATTGTTCTATGATCCAAAAATGTGATGCAACATGGGCCCGTACAATGCTGTATGGATCAATGTATTCCTTGTATCTTTCACTGTAAAAGAAATCTTCAACATTTAATGTATAAACCTTGTGCTTGATATTGTTTTCTCTACAAAACTTTTCACTATAATACATGTCATGTATATTAACTAACGCACCTCTAGCACGAATAGCCATTGTTACCGCCTCGCAGGGAATCTTGTTATGCATACATGCTAACAATGCTAGTTCACTATCTACACCACCACTATACAAGATTTCAACCGTTTTGGTTCCTCTGTCTTTAAAGTGGTCATAGAATATATCAAAGATGTGTCTATTGGGTTCAAACTCAGGTTCGGAAATAGTGTAGGTGAACTTTCTAGTTTTGTCGCCCGTCTCTAACTTTTTCTCAATGTATCCACCAATACCGCTATGCCAAATTTCAACGTTACTCATAACAATATTTATTGAAGTTTTTTTAGGCACTAATAAATACGCATATATTGTATGCAAACATCTGTCAAACAAATCAAAATGATTCTATATAGGCCCGGAGAAGCCGGTAATTTCCTGTCTAGATTATTTGCACTCAGTGACCAAACTCAGTTTTTGTGGATTCAGGGTACATGTAACTGTACCCCTAATAATCATAGTCTTGCAGAAAAATTAAAATACTATTGGTATTTTCCTGAAAAAATAAATCTTTGGATGCGTGACGCACATCTAACTCCTACCGGATTTCATTTGTGTAAGACACACTATGACTATTGGGAGACGAATCCGATCGTGGTCAGTTGTGCTCATTATGAAAATATAATTATTGGTTCTCATGGTCCGAGAAAAACGGTTAACGGAGTATCTATTACAATTCCGCAAAAGTACTTTTTTGTTAGGACAACGGATGACCTTTATAATATGCTTAGAAGAAATGTAGGATTGAATTTACCATCTAAATTAGAAAACGTTATTAAAGTGCAAAATGAAATAGCAAAAATAGCAGAAACCGATTATATAGATTTGGATATGTTAATAGCAGAAGAAACATTTGAAACTGAATACCATAGAGTTTGTACTTCTATGGGACTAGCACCGATTGATACTGAACTTGCTTTGTCTTTTTTAGTTAACTGGAAACAATATAGAGTAGATAAACCTCAACAAAAATAATATACGCATAAATAGATTTATTATGTTACACTTCATCAAAGACCTATCACACAAACTATTAGACTTTATCAAGGACGATCCTGTACGTCCTGAGATACCAACAGAATACAGAGTTAGTAACGGTCGAATGGTCGCCGCACTTGCTGAAAAAGAAGATGACCCAGAAGCAATCGTGTGTGTTAGTTTCCATGATTTTATTCCTGCTGATATCAAAGACTTAGACAACACAGCACAAGTACCGACCACCGCAATATTCTATACTATATGGAGTTATAAGAGTGGCAAGGGTCAAGAGTTGTTGAGAGCGGCTGTTAAAGGGATACAAGAACAATACCCAAGTGTCACTAGGTTTGTAACCCTAAGCCCTAAGACAAACATGGCTCGCAGATTCCACCTAAAGAACGGTGCTATTATTTTCCGTGAAAATGTTGACACAACAAACTACGAATACCAAGTAAACGAACCGGTTGACAAATAATCGATTTGGGCTTATACTATGCTTTTCTTTGAAAGGGCCTAGTATGTCTTATGATATTGACAAGTTTGTGAACACTAACCCAGTGAATGTTGAATTTAATGAAGAAGCATTCAATGGGGAAGAAGAACAGGTCTTTGATTTGTTCAAGCGAATGGCAGATTGGGACGCTAATCGTAAAACTGACGATACAAATGATGACGCATACCCAGTTATTGTTCTTGAAAAGAATAATGTCCCATATGCGTGGTACGACTTAGAGATGTTTTGCGGCTATTTGAAAGCGTAAAAGTACTACTAAAGTACTAAATTTTGGCTAACTAAAGTATTCATTTTGACGCCCTAGGGCGTCAAAATCGATAGAATCATTCGGAATGAATACTGATACACAAGTAGCGAAATTATCCTAAGTTAGTACTAACTAACTTACAACATATCCGAAATTTGACAATAAATGGGTTTTAGTGTATAATTCATTTATGAACTCGAAAATCACCCGCAAACGCAGAACTGATCGTAACCAAGTGATTTACTACATCCAAGATGTTGTAACACTTGAGTACTACATTGGTCTGACCGCTTTGTCATTCAAAGGTAACGTTCGCAGAACCCTCAACCGTCGTATGCAAAAGCACATGCAACGTGCCCTTGCAGAAAACAAGAATTGGGGTTTGTCACGTGCTTTGCGTGAACGAGGTGCCGAGCGTTTTGTATACGGTGTAATCGAGGTTGTACGTGGTAAGCGTCCTGCTCATGCCCGCGAGACTGAATTGATTAACACATTGCAACCAGCATTAAACACATTTGGAGTAAAGTAATGAACGACATCTTTAAAGAACTTGCCAAACAAGCAGAGTTTTCAGAAAATGACTTGCATATTCAAGGTGATAATTTTCAATACTTTGCCGAGTTGATGTTGACAGAATTTAAAAGTGTATTGCTTAACATGATGAATGACGGTCAAGGTGTATCTGATACTTTGGACCAAGCACTTACAGAAATTAACGAACATTTCGGAGTTGAAGAATGAATGAACAATTTATTGTAATTTGTCCTGAATGTAGTGAAGAACATTTGACCACTGAGGTTAAGTTCCTTAACGTTGAGGAGGATATGCAGGGACGTGATGTAATGCACTTTACTTGTCCAGTTACACAAACTGACACTACAAGTCTGGTTTACAAAAAGTAATACCTTAGTACACTTTTTGAGGTTGACAATAAATCAGTTTGGGTATATAATACTTGTATTAAATCGTTAAACGGAGCAAAAAATGCAAATAGCTACAGCAATCAAAGTGATCCAAAAAGATGCTGAATTTTTGGGTTTAGGTTTCTTGGAAATGATGCAGTTTATCAAATTGAACCCTTTGGCTCAACCACAAAAAACAGTGGAAGCATACAAGGTCGTTATGGATGAGGGTGCTAAAATGTTCTCTCTTGTTGCAGAATAACAACACCCCTAAAACTTGACAATAAATCAGTTTGGGTATATAATACTTGTATTGATTGATTAAAGGAGCTGAAATGTCCAAATACGCAATGTTTACAGAATTCGGTGATGATGCAGTTGAAGCCATTGTTCGTACAGCAAAAGTACTCAAACTGGATTGGCCCAACACTCTTGCTGAACTCCGTAGTTTAGCTGACCGTTTTCCCGAAGACTTTGGCGAAGCATGTGACACCGCAGTCCGTGAAGCAGTTTATATTGAGTTGGGTTTTGACACCGACTTTTACGTTTAATAGGAATTTTTAATGATTATCAATAGCGCACCAGTTAACGAAGCAATCGTCTCCAACGTCGGAGAGATTGGTGAGTTCCGTATTCGCAACAGTGCCAAAGCATTCAACATCCTTTCTAGTGGTTTGTATGCTAACAAAATTCGTGCTATCATCCGTGAACTTAGTTGTAACGCGGTTGACAGTCACGTGGCCGCAGGTAAGACAGACACACCCTTTGATGTTCACTTGCCCAATCAACTAGAACCTTGGTTCTCAATTCGTGATTATGGTACCGGACTCAACCATGAGCAAGTTAAAAATATTTACACTACGTACTTTGAGAGTACTAAAACAAACTCCAATGAATTTATTGGTGCTCTTGGTTTGGGCAGTAAGTCTCCCTTTAGTTACACTGATAACTTTACGGTTACCGCGGTTCAAGGTAACAAGAAAGGTGTCTACACAGCCTTTATCAACGAACAAGGTGTCCCGTCAATCGCATTGATGATGGAAGAAGAAACTACAGACCCGAATGGTGTCGAGGTTAAATTCTCAGTTAATGACCGCTATGACTTTGACAAGTTTCGTCAAGAGGCTCGTGGTGTTTACAAATATTTCAAGCAACGACCTGTAGTTTCAGGTGCGGCCAGTTTCGAATTTACTGACCCTGAATATTTGGATAAGGATATTATCCCCGGCGTGCATCATCTTGATGGTCGCGGCTCTAGTGTTGCTATCATGGGTAACATTGCTTATCCCATCGAAGTCCCTCAAGCTGATACTACACTAGGTGAC